AGGGTGGCGCTGGCGATTGTAACAATGTTCCTCGCCCCCCCCGTGTAACAACTCGGGATCAGGGCAGGCACGTGCAGGTTGCATCTACTCGCGATGGGTGGCGACGACACCTACGAGAACGTCCAGTGTGCCTGCCGAAAGTGCAATCTCAAGAAGTTGGACAAGCAAATCCTCGGGCAGTTATCGCTGTTTCCCGACATGCGCAATCCGGCGCGCAAGGTGAGGAGGCACAGGATTGATGGCGAAACATTGGTTGGGTAAGCGATGAGAACAAAGAAGCCGCCGATTGGCAGCACCGAGGAGCAGGTCCGCTTCGTCTCGGGGGCCAATCGCAAGATTGCACCTCCGTCAACGGTGCCCTTGGATGCGCAGGACGTCGCGTTCTTCGAGGGCATCATTGCCGAGTTTGCCCGAGCGGAGTGGACAGCGCACCAGCTTGAGCTTGCGGCAATGCTGGCGCGCACGATGGCCGACCTCGTCACCGAGCAGCATCTACTGCGGCAGGAGGGCGGCGTGGTGGATGGGCCGAAGGGTCCGATCCTCAATCCACGCAAGGGGATCGTGGGAATGCACACGGCATCCATACTCGGGCTGCGCCGGTCGCTGTCGCTGCATGCGCTGGCGCGGGACGGGATGCCGAGGGATGTGGCAAAACGGCGTGCCGTCGCGAAGCAGCTTGAGTCAAATGCCCGCAATGCGGACGACGGCGACGGGTTAATTGCCCGGCCGCATTGAGCGCATGACCCGAGGCGAGAGGGTCTGCAAGTTTATCGAACGCTACTGCCGGGTGCCCGAAGGCGTGCTGCTGGGGCAACCGGTGCGCCTGTTGGACTTTCAGCGGCGTTTCATCCTCGACGTGTACGACAACCCGCACGGCACCTCTCGTGCATACCTCAGCGTAGCACGCAAGAACTCAAAGACGGCGACCATTGCGATGATGCTGCTGGCCCACGTTGTCGGGCCGGAGGCGTATCGCAACAGCCGCATCGTGTCGGGTGCGCGGACGCGCAAGCAGGCCGCCGAGGTATACAACTACGCGGCCAAGATGGTGATGATGTCGCCGGAGCTGCGCGGCATCGTGAAGCTGACGCCGAGCCAAAAGATGCTGCTTGGGCTGCCGATGAACGTCGAGTACCAGGCGAGCAGCGCCGACGCAAAGGGCGCACACGGCGGCAGTCCGATCGTGGTGATTTTGGACGAGGTCGGCCAGGTACGCGGGCCATACGACGCGTTTTTTGAGGCGTTGGAAACGGCCCAAGGAGCCTACGAGGGCAAGTCTCTGCTGATCGCGATATCGACCCAGGCGCCGACCGCAAACGACCTGTTCTCCCGCTGGCTAGACGATGCGGCCAAATCGAACGACCCGCACATCGTGAGCCATGTCTATTCGGCGCCGGACGATTGCGACCTTTTGGACCGCGAGGCGTGGAAGGCCGCCAACCCGGCGCTAGGGGTATTCCGCTCGCTTTCCGACGTGGAGGAGGCTGCCGAGCGCGCCTCCCGCATGCCGACCGCCGAAAGTACCTTCAGGTGGCTCTATCTAAACCAAAGAGTTGATGCCGATGCGCCATTTGTGTCCAAAAGCGTGTGGGCCGCCTGCGGCACCGAGCCGCTGCCATTGGACGGCGTGCCGGTATGGGGCGGCCTCGACTTGTCGGCCGTCGCCGACCTCACCGCACTCGTCCTGATCGGCGAGGTGGAGGGCGCCTGGCAGGTGCATCCGACCTTCTGGCTGCCGGGCGAGGCGCTTGCCGACCGCAGCCGAGCCGACCGGGTGCCGTATGACCTCTGGCACAAGCAAGGCTTGCTGCAGGCGGCGCCGGGTTCCTCGGTCGAATACGAGTACATCGCGGAGTACCTGCGAGGCGTCTTTGACAAACACGATGTACGCAAGATTGCATTCGACCGTTGGGGTTGGCCGCACTTGCGTCCGTGGCTCCTCAAAGCGGGCTTCGACGAATACATGCTCTCCGAGCACTTTGTCGAATGGGGCCAGGGCATGCAGTCGATGAGCCCGGCATTGCGGGCGCTGGAGAGCGACCTCTTGAACGCCTCGCTCGCCCACGGCAACCACCCGGTCCTCTCGATGTGCGCCGGCAATGCCGTCGTGAAGACCGACCCGGCCGGCAATCGCAAATTGGACAAGATGCGCAGTGCCGGCAGGATCGACGGCATGGTGGCGTTGGCGATGGCGCGCGGCGTGGCGGCGGCCGACGCCGAGGAAATCCGCGACCTGGCCTCGATGATCGCCTGAGAGCGCCCGGCGCTTAGCTGAACACATCGGTCCAAGCTCGCTTGGACCTGCACTATTCAATCTGCTCTGCCGCTTCGATGCGGCGAGGACGCATCAACCATGTCTGTGATAACCCAACCCAGTGCCGGGAAGGCATCGGGCAGCAACACATTTGTGCTCAGCGACGAGCGCGTGAACCGGAACGGGGACGTGGTCGACAGCGCCGGGTGGGAGTTGGACGGGTTCAAGCAGAACCCGATCGCGCTCTTCAATCACGACCGAGATCGCATTGTCGGGAACTGGGCGAACGTTCGGATTGAGAACAGGGCGCTCGTGGGCGAATTTCAGCCCGTGGCGCCCGGCACGTCGCAGCTCGGCGACGAGGTCCGCCTGTTGGTCGAGCAGGACGTATTGCGCGCCGCGAGTGTGGGGTTCCGCTATCTGAAGTCCGAACCTCTCGACCCCGACAAGCCGCGCTCTGGACGCCGTTACACGAAACAAGAGTTGTTAGAAGTTTCCCTGGTCAGTGTTCCCGCAAATTCCGGGGCATTGTCCAAGGCACGTTCGCTGCATGTAAGCAGTGAAGTCATGGAACTCGTCTTCGGCAAGCACGCCGCATTCACGACGGGCTCCATCTCACCCGGCAAGCAAGCCGCAACCCACCCTAAGCTGAAGGCTAGGGTCATGAACATCTCACAGCAAATCGAAGACGTACAAACCCGGCTCAACGCGGCGCGCGACGCGCTGCTAGAGCACACATCAGAACCCGACCACGACGCCGAGGAGGCCGACAGGCTGAACGGCGAGATCGAGTACCTCGAAAAGGATCTTTCCTCAAAGCAGCGCACCGAGAAGAGCCTTGCGGTGCGGGCGATCAATGAACCGCGCGATCCGCAGACGCAGGCGCTGGCGGCTCGCCGGCCGTTGGGCGTCAGCGTGCCGGCCACCGCCAAGAGCGACTACCTGTGGCGGGCTGCGGCGGCGGGTTATGTCGCGAAAGTGCGTCACCAGAGCGTCGACGACGTATTGCGCGAGCGCTACGCGGTGGAGCGCTACAGCGACGCCGAGGCGACCAAGTGGGTGACACATGCGGCGGTGAGCGGGGCCTTGACCAGCGTACCCGCATGGGCTGGCGATCTGGTGCAGCAGGGCAATGCGGAGTGGCTAGCCAACCTGACCCCGTCGCCGGTGTTCTCTCAGCTCGCCGCGCTCGGCACGAGTTTGATGTTCGGCCCCAACCAAGGTTCGATAAAGATCCCGAGCCGGGCGACGACGCCGAGCATTACGGGATCGTTCGTAGCCGAGGCGACTCCGATCCCGGTGCGCCGCCTGGGTGTCACATCGATCACGCTGATCCCGCACAAGATGGGGGTGATCTCGGTCTACAGCCGAGAAATGGCGGCGTACTCCAACCCGTCGATCGAGAGCATCATCCGGCAGGGCATCGAGGATGACACGAGCATCACGATCGACACGTTACTCCTCGACGCCACGGCAGAGAGCGCCACTCGCCCGGCCGGATTGCGCTACGGCATCAGTTCCGCCGGCACCGCTAGCACGGCGAAGGGTTATGCCGCGGTCCTGGCCGACCTGGCATTGCTGACGGCGCCGTTTTTCAACGTCAATGCCGGCCGCAGCCTGGCTTTGATCATGAACCCGCAACAGCGGATGCAGCTCGGGTTCGCGCCCGGTCCCGACGGCACATTCGGCTGGAGCACGGCGTTCACAAACCGCTTCACGATCATCGAGAGCACGACGGTCACCGCCGGCACCGTCATAATGGTGGACGCTGCGGACTTCGTGAGCGTCAACGGCGCCCCCGAATTTGACATTACCGAGCAGGCCACGTTGCATTTAGAGGACACCGCGCCGCTCAACATTTCGACCGCAGGATCGCCTCCCGCTCTGGCGCATCCGACGCAATCTATGTATCAAACGGCTCAAATAGCAATAAGAATGCTCTTAAACGTAACGTGGGCGATGCGCCGCACGGGCATGGTGCAGTACCTGACCGGCGTCAACTGGGCGCCGGCGTAACAACTGAGGTGTAGCGATGGAAACCACCAAAGAGCAGCAGGACCGCGAGCGCGAGCGGGCCGCGGCCGCGCGCACCGTGCCGCGGCAAGGCGAGCCTCTAACACCGACCCGCGAGCGCGACGAGGCCGACAAGCAGATTGCCGAGCGGCTCGCTGCAGAGCCCGAACCGCCGCAGCCAAGCCAGGAAGAGGCGGACGAGATCAAGGAACGGGCGCTCAGCCCCGCAGCCGAGGAGGCCGCCGAGCCGAAGGCAGAGACGCCGCCAACGCCTCCTGCCGGCGAGACCGACGCACAGCGCCGCGAGCGTGAGCGCCGTGAGCGCGATCAGCAGCGCAGCGAGCAGACCAACCGCTGATGGCGCTCTTCTCTCGGCTGCTGTCCTGGCGAGGATCGGCGGCCGAGGGGAGGTATCGGCCGGGACCGTGGCCCACCGGCGAGGGCATCATCGCCGCGAGCTGGGGCCGTTACGTCAATTTCTGGCAAAGCGGCTACAACCCAGAGCCCTACAACGAGCGCTCGGCAATGGTCGAAGCGTGCCAGGCGGCATATAGCGAGACGTTGGCAATGCTGCCCGGCGATCACTGGCGCGGCCTCGCCAACGGCGGGCGGGAGCGGGTCACGACATCGGCGCTCTCGCGCATCCTGCGCCGGCCGAACGATTATGAAACGGCGTCGAGCTTCTTTTTGAATCTCACCCGGCGGCTGTACCAGCACGGCAACGCCTATGCCTACGCGGTGCGCAACAACCGGGCCGAGATCGTCGAATTGCACCTGATGCGCCAGGGGCTCTGCGCGCTCGCCGAGGACGGTAGCATCCACTACGCGCTTTCGGGTAACGAGATCATCGAACAGCGGCTTGATATGTCCGAACCTGTGCCGGCGCGCGACGTGCTGCACGTCAGGCTGCACACGCCCCGCCACCCGCTGCAGGGCGAAAGCCCGATCCTCTCGGCCGCGCTCGACCTCGGCATGCACAACGTCGCGCTGCGCCAGCAACTGACATTTTTCCTCAACCAGGCGCGATCCAGCTTCGTGTTGGCGACCGACAACCCGGTCAAGGACACGGACAACGAAACGCTGCGCGAGAAGATCATGAAGCGCATCAGCGGCATGAACGAGGGCATGCCGCTGATACTGTCGAACGGGCTCAAGCCATACCCGATCTCGACCAGCGCCGTCGATGCACAGCTCGCCGAGATGCTCAAGATGAGCGCGGCCAACATCGCCTTGGCGCACCGCATACCGCTGCAGGTGCTGGGGCTTGGAGAGAGCACCTATGCCAATGTCGAGATACTGAATCAGGCATGGCTGGCATCGGGGCTCGGTTTTACGCTCAACCACGTTGAGACCGCATTCGACAGTCTGTTCGGTCTGCGCGGGCCGCCCGAGGAATACACCGAACTCGACACGCGAGCGCTGCTGCGTAGCGCCTACCGCGAGCGCATCGAGGGTCTGGCGCGCGGCGTCATTAGCGGCATCTACAGCCCGGACGAGGCGCGCAACAGCGAGGACCTGCCGAGCGTGCCGGGTGGGGTGGGGAAAGAACCCCGGACCCAACAACAAGTTGTGCCACTCTCGTATGGCGCGAACATGCAGCCGCCGCCGGCGAACCCAGGTGCAAGCGTGCTTGGACCGACGCCGCCGGTGCCGGACAACCAGGACAACCCCGATGGCGGCGACAGCCAGGATGCCGAGGGCTCACTCTCTACGTTCCGCGCTGCGTATGACCGGGAGCGCTCCATTGCCGCGTGACGACGTCGTGCTCTCCGAACTTGGCGCGATCGTCGGGCGGCTGGAGCGCGAGTTGCGCCTCCAGGTCAGGACATACCTTGCCGAAGCGCACGAAGCGGCCGCGGCGATCCGTCAGGAACGCGCGGAGGCACGCCTCGAACTGGCGCAGGCCGCGCACGATCTCGCTTCCGACGTGACGGCGCGATTGGCCGAATTGCGCGACGGCAGGGATGGCGAACCCGGCCCGCCGGGCGCCGATTCCGCGGTCCCCGGTCCGCCGGGCGCGGATGGCAAGAGTTATGCGCCGCGGGGGACGTGGAACGCCGAGGCTTCGTACGTCAGGCTCGACGTGGTGGCATCGGACGGTGCCAGTTTTATCGCTCTGCGCGACGATCCCGGAGCTTGCCCAGGCGAGGGGTGGCAGTCTTTGTCGCTGCGCGGCCGTGCCGGGCAACCGGGGCAGCGCGGCGAAAAGGGCGAGCGGGGCGATGCCGGCCCCGCCGGGCCTCCAGCCCCGCGCGCTGCGTCCTTTACCGTTACCGACGAGGGCGTGCTGACGCTGATCCACGACGACGGCACCGCCCTGTCCTGCGATCTCTACCCGCT